CAACTGTTGACCAATACTACACTTCAATTCCTGTTCCACAAACTTCATTACTTATTACTGATAGGTTAGCAATTCGTATTTATGTAATTACAAGTGGTAAAACTATAACATTACATACAGAAAATGGAAACCTTTGTGAAGTACTTACAACATTTACAACAGGATTAACTGCTTTAAATGGATTAACGCAACAAGTACAATATTTTGACGTTGGAACGGGAGCTGCAAATTTAAACATAGTATCAAGTGGTGATACGCATACATTTAATCTATTATCAAATATTAGAAGAAATGCAAATAATTCTACAAATAATAATATAAATTATTGTGGATATGCTGTAACAGGTTCATCAGAATCATCAGCAGTATGGACTATAACAAGATTAACGATAGCTGCAAGTGGTTCAATCACAGTAGCAACTGCTACAAACGTAGCTTGGACAGATAGAGAAACAACAATATATACATAAAAATTATGCCAATTACAAGTACAAATCCAATAGAAGTAGATGGAATAGAATATCCATATTTTTTAGTAAATTTAGCAATATCACCATTAGTTAAACCAACTGATATAGGTGCAAGTGTTGCTATGCGTTTAACACCTTATAGAGTTTTAGAAGATGGAAGTTCAGTAAGTTTGCCAGAAAATTCTATTCCTATAACATATATGGATGTTTTTGATAGTGGTGATACAGATGCTATAAATGCAGCAGCTACAATTATGGGTGCTTTGCAAACATTTATTAATGATAAAAATCTTTAATTATGGCTTTAAGATATGCAGTAGCAAATGGTAATTGGAGCAATACTGCTACTTGGGATGGTGGTACATTACCAACAGCAGCAGATGATGTATTTTCAAATAACTTTACTGTAACTATTGATGGAACATTTACAGTTTTGTCAATTAGAAATACATTAAATGCAGCATTACCTACTATTTTAGCGGGTGGTCAATTTAGATTTGCTAATGGTGGTAATTTAACTTGTACTGCTGCTCAAGCTATTTATGCAGGTTCTACCACATCTGTATTAGAAATGACTTTAGCAAGTCCTAATACTGCAATATTTAATGGTTCTGTTTTAACACTTACAAATACAAACAACTATAATGCTATAAAATTATCAGGTACAGGAACATTAACTTGTACAGGAAATTATACAGTAGATAATGGTTCAGCTACAAAACAAATTATATATGTTACATCAACAGGAACTTTAAATGTAATTGGTAATTTATCAAGTACTATTTCAAGTGCAGCAGGTGCTGCTAATACTTTAAGAATAGATGCAAATGCCACTGTAAATGTAACAGGAGATATTACAGCAAGTTCAGGTGTAATTAACGCAGGTGGTTCAGCTACCGTAATTTGTAATTCAAATTCAACTTTAAATGTTACAGGAAATATTACAGGTGGAGCTACTTTAGGAATATATACAATAGGTTCTACTGTTAATATAATAGGTAGTATAACAGGAGGTACTTCAGTTTCGGGGTTATTAAATAATACAGGTGCTGCTACTATATCATTAACAGGAGTTGCTACTTCAAGTGCAACGCAACCTGCAATAAATGTTTCTATTGCTTATACCACAGCTGCTGCATCTGGAACACTTGTAAAGATTAGTGGTAATCCTGTAAATGCAAATGGTTTAATGGCTATTATAGCACCAAGAATTACAATAGATACTGCTACATCAAGTTGGTTATTTCAAATCTCAACAGGTGGTAATAGAACATTATATGCAGCAGGTGTAGCTTTAGGTAATCCTGCAACAAGCAATGTAAGATTTGGAACTACTTATGGTGCATCAGGTGAACTTACAGGAACTTTAAGAGTACCAACTGCTTCAAATGTTTTGAGTGGTGTTTTAACTGATAATACTACTGGAACATTATTAATGACACCAGCAGACTTTTGGAACTATTTAATTTCAAGTGGATTTACTGCTAATAGTATTGGTGATAGATTACAAAATGCTTCAACAGTAGCAACAACAGGTGGACAAATAGCAAGTTATAATATATAATTAAAAACAAATGATTTGGTTATTAGAAAATTGGGCTTTAATAGTTAGTACAATATCAATTCCAATAGCTTGGATATTTGGTGGTAAACAAGCAAAAAAAATAGAATTAAAAAATAGCAATGGTGACTTTTTAACAAAGGTTCAAAATATCTATGATGCTTTAGTTGAAGATTTAAAAAGTGATAGGGATGAATTAAGAGCTTGTAATGTTGAACAAAGCAAAGATATTTCAGATTTAAGAAATGATGTTAGAAGTTTACAAAAGCAATTTAATGATTTATATTTAGCATACGCAAAAGAAGTAGAAGCAAGTAAATATTGGAAAGATAAGTTTGATGATTTAGAAGGCAAATATTTGCAATTAGAAAAAGACCACGAAGCATTAAAAAAGCAATTTGAAATATATAAAAAAAGTAACAAATGATTTTAGATAATAAAGGATATCTTTTTATAACTAAACACGAAGGATTGAGTTTAAAACCATATTTATGCCCAGCTAAAATACCAACTATTGGTTATGGAAATACATATTATTTAGATGGTAAAAGAGTAACTTTATTAGATAAAGAAATTACTAAACAACAAGCATTTGAAATGTTTAAAGAAATAGCTAATAGATTTGGTAAAAGAGTAGATGAATTAGTTACATCAAATATAAATCAAAATCAATTTAATGCTTTAGTTTCATTTGCTTACAATGTTGGAACTGGTAATTTTTCTTCATCTACTTTATTAAAAAAAGTAAATAAAAATCCAAATGATTTAACACTAAAAGCAGAATTTTTAAGATGGAATAAAGCTGGTGGAAAAGTTATTAATGGTTTAACAAATAGAAGAAATGAAGAAGCTGATTTATATTTTAGTTAGTATTATATTTTTATCTTGTGGTTCAAGAAAAGTTAATAAAACAACAATAGAAGAAAAAAAAGATAGTGTTTCAGTTGTTGATGTAAAAACAGAAATAAAAACAAATGAAAATACTGAAATAAATAACAATTCTAAAATAGATAAAACAGAAGATGAATTTATAATTGAACCAATAGACAACACAAAAGAAATAGTTGTAAATGGTAAAACTTATAAAAACGTTAAAATAAGACACAAAAAAACAAAAGACAATAGTTTACATATAAATCAAAAGAAAGTGTCTAAAAACGCTTTAAAACAACAAATAAAGCATAGTAAGCAAGTTGTTTCTACTTCAAAAGTATTAAAAGAAAAGAAAATAGAAAAAAAAGAAAGTTTAGTTATATATTTTTATTTATTTATATTATTAATTTTATTATATTTGATTTATAGATATAGATTTAATATTTTAAAATTATTTATTTATATTATTAAGAAATTAAAAATAAATAAAATAAACGTTTTTAAAACACTATTTTTAGTCAAGTTATATAAGTATACTTAAAATCAATTATCTTTGTTTAAATCATATTTAAAATACGTTATATGGCTAAAGTAGCAAAGAAACCTTTAAGGAAAAATTTAATAAAAGAATTAGATACTGTTTTTAGTCAGTATATACGTTTAAGATATGCAAAGAATGAAATAGCTGAATGTGTAACTTGTGGTAAAAAAGACCATTGGAAGAAGTTACAAAACGGGCATTTTATGAGTAGAGCAAATTACTCAACAAGATGGGATGAAGATAACTGCCAAGTACAATGTATGGGTTGCAATGTTTTTAAAAGTGGTGAACAATATAAATATAGTTTATATCTTGGTAATAAGTTAGCAGAAGAACTTTATTTAAAATCAAAACAAATAGTTAAATTTGCTGATGTAGAATTAATTGATATGATTGATTACTATAAACAACAGGTAAATATCTTGCATAAATTTACATAATGTTTTTTAAATTGTTTTTGTCAAGAAGGAGTGGTTTTATAGCCACTCTTTTTTTTGTCTAAAAGTTAAATAAATGTTAAAGTTTATTTTTGTATTAATTTAATAGTTAGATTTGTACCATAATTAAAAAACAAATAACAATGAAAGATTTATTAGACTACAACAGATTTAGAATTGAAACAATGCAAAGTAAGATTTGCGAATTAGAAAGTTTATTAAGTACATTAGAAACTTATTGCTTTGAATTAGCAGATGATGATTGCCCAAAAGAGTACAAAACAATTATTAAAAAAGAATTATACAATTTAAAAACTAAATAATGAAAGACTTAAACTTAAATCAAAAACTATCTTTAATTCAAAAAGAATTTAAAGCAAACAAATCAAAATTTAATAGTTTTGGTAAATACAATTTTAGAAGTGCTGAAGATATATTAGAAGCATTAAAACCATTTAATGAAAAGTATCAAGTATCATTTGTAATTACTGAAAGAATGATTAGAATGCAAGACCAAAACATTATACCAATGATGCAATCAACTGCAACTATTTATGATAACAATGGTGTAAATGAAATATCAGCAACAGCTATTGTAGGTGTAGATTTAAATCAGAAAGGAATGCAAGTTCCACAACAATTTGGTTCTGCTTCTTCTTATGCTAAAAAATACGCTTTAGGTAACTTACTTTTAATTGATGATACACAAGATGCTGATGCAACTAATAAACACGACAAAGAAGTAAAAGTAGAAGATGATTTAAAATGGTTAAATAAAAACACATTAGAATTTAATAAAGCTATTGAATATTTAAAAAATGGTGGTAATATTGCAACTATTGAAAATAAATATAAATTAGCAAAAGCAGTTAAAGACGAATTATTAAAAGTAAAATAGGGAAGCTGAAAACTATATAGAGTAAGCAAATTTTAAATATAAAAAATATGAGTGCAATTATTAATGTAAGTATGAGAGTTGATGCTTTACCAAAAGAAAAGTTTATTTCAGGTAAAGATGGTAAAGTTTATTATAACTTCACAGTTTCAGTAAATGATGAACCAAATCAATTTGGTCAAAACGTTTCTTTAACTGATAGTCAAACACAAGAAGAACGTGAAGCAAAAAAACCTAAAGTATATTTAGGAAATGGTAATGTTGTCTGGACTAATGGTGAAATTAAAACAGCACCTAAAAAAGACAAAGCAACTGCTGCTGAAGTAGAAAGTGATTTACCATTTTAAATTTAATTGGGTAGTGTAAAAGCTACCCTTTTTTTAACAAAAACAATGACAAAAGAACAAAAACAAGAAAAACGATTAATGATGGAATTTATAGTTGATGAAGCTATTTTAAATCCATTAGAAAAAATAGAACATCCTAAACCAGCAATATCATTTGGTGTTAAAAGTTATGAAAGTAAAGATGGTGAAATTATATTTCCTGTACCTATTGGAACTTATGGTAACTTTAGTTTTGTACAAGCACCACCTAAAAGTAAGAAAACATTTTTTGTATCATTATTATCAGCTATTTATTTAGCAGAAGATTTGCCACAATTTTGTGGTGATTTAAAAGCAAATAGAAATGATAAACATTTAATACATTTTGATACTGAACAAGGTAATTTTCACGCTCAAATGGTATTTAAAAGACCATTAGAAATGGCTGGATTAAAAAACATAGATAAATATCATACATTAGCATTAAGACAATATAGCTTTAGTGATAGAATAGATATAATTGAACATTACTTATATGATAGATTAGATGGTAAAAATATTGGTTTAGTAATTATTGATGGTGTTGCTGATTTATGTAGTGATGTAAACAATATTGAAGAAAGTAATAATGTAGTTCAAAAGCTAATGAAATGGACAAAAGAATTAGATTGCCATATTGTAACAGTTATACATTCAAATTTTGGAACTGATAAACCAACTGGTCATTTAGGTTCATTCTTGGAAAAGAAAACAGAAACACAAATTAGTTTAGAATTAAATACAGTTAATAAAGGATTAGTAAAAGTAAGTTGTAAACGTTCAAGAAATGCACCATTTGAAGATTTTAACTTTAAAGTAAATAATTTTGGATTGCCACAAGTAGAAGGTGCGTTTTTTGACCCATTAAAAGATATATTCTAATGAAAAAATATAAAGTATTAAATCTATATGCTTGTTTAGGTGGTAATAGATACAAATGGACTGATTGTGAAGTTACAGCAGTTGAACTTGACCCTGAAGCTGCAAGATTGTATAAAGAAAGATTTCCAAATGATATTATTATAGTTGCCGATGCACACCAATATTTATTAGACCATTACAAAGAGTTTGATTTTATTTGGAGTTCGCCACCTTGCCCAAGCCATTCGAGAGCAAGATTTGCAAGAAAAAGTACAACAAGTGCAATTTATCCAGATTTAAAATTATATGAAGAAATATTATTTTTAGAAAATTGGTATGAAGGAA